TTCCAGTTGCAGCTCTGCCTGCTTTTGCTGATCCTCAAGCAGGCGCAGTCCTGCACGGACGACTTCACTGGCGTTGTTGTAGCGTCCGGACTCAACTTGGTCACGAACGAAGGTCTCGAAATGGGAACTGAGTGCGACGCTGGTGGGCATGGCTATCTCCTAACAATTAATAACTGTTATTTGACCGTAGCCACCCCCACCCTGTCAAGACAGGGCACCAGTTCGGTTGAGTTGATGGGCCACCAACTCCATGACCCGGTGCCAGCGCCGCGAAGCGGTGTTGCGGTCACAGGCAAAGCGCCGGCCGATCTGATGCCACTCGTAGCGGTTGGCGCGCATCCAGACCAGATGCCGCTGCTCCAGATCTAGCCACTGCACCCAGCGCATGGTCTCAAGCATCCTCTGCACTGCCTGGGGACTGGGCGGCATGGGTCGGTAAGGCCGCTCGGAATCGGGGTAGCGCTCGGGCACCTGCATGGCCAGACTCATCCAGGGATTGAAGTGGCCCATGGGCCGCACACGTGGCAATCGGTGTGCTGTCTCCGCAGCCTCAGCGAACCGGGCTGCCACGGCATCGGCCGTCCATTGGATCATGAGGTCAGCCATGGCGCTTGCCTCCATCGCCGTAGAGGCGCTCGCCCAGCCTGCGCACGAACTCTTTTTCCACCCAGTCCAGCCGTTCGTCCTGTTCCGAGACCACCAGGATGTGGTCATTGCGCCAACCTTCGCGTTTGACCGCGTCCAGGTCCGGTGTGGTCGGCTGCAGATTGCCCAGGGGGCAGCGATAGCGGTATTGGGGCACTCTCATGTCACACCCCCTCCGTAGCCAGTTCACGGGCCAGGTACAGCAAGGCGATGGCGTCGGCCTCGTTGTCATCGATCGGGAAGTGGCCACGAGCACGGACGGCTGCCACCATCTCGTCCTTGCTGGCGTTGCCCTTGCCGGTGGCGTGCTTCTTGATCGTACCGACCGGGATGCCCTGGTACGGGATCTGATGGTGCTCACACCAGGCCGTCAACTGGCCCATGAAACCTCCGTAGGCATGGGCCGCGTCGACACCAACGTGGCGGCGGACTTCTTCAAAGACCACCTGATCGATGCCGTCGTTGCACTGCTTGATGTCGGTGAGCCAGCGCTTGAACCGCAGAAAGCGCATACCGCCGCCTTCGAAGCGTTGAGGTTTGAAGGATTGGCTGCCACTGGTGATGCTGCCGTCGCGGCAGGCCAGTGCCCAGCCTGTTTGGGTGCCCAGATCGAGGGCGAGGATGCTTGTGTTCATGTCATCAGTCCTTTTTCAAATCGGCCTGACGCATCGGACACTGCTTGACGTAACTTTTACGTGAGGCGCGTGCGCGTACGCGTATAGAGAGTTACGTTGAGCAACGTCGGCTGCGTCAGACCATGGGTTTTTCATGTCGATCAGTTGTCGGCGTATGGGGTGTAAGCGGGCGTGTGCGGTTGCTTGAGGCCAACGCCCTGAAAGCCTCGAACGCCCATGCTGTTACGCCACTTCTCCAGCCCACGCGTGATGAGCAGATCAGAAAAACGGCGTTGCGAGCCGATGAATTCACCCGAGGCCTCTGCCCACTGCTTCCAGTCGGTGAAGAGTTCTGACGTTAACGACTTGGCGTTTGCTGTGCGCACGCAGCGCTCATCGAGCCAGCGGCCCAGGGCATCCTCTGACTCAAAATACTCCTCGGTGGCGTCTTGAACGCACAGGGGCGGATTCAAGCCTTCGCGCTGCCAAGCCAGGCAACCCAGGACAGCCCACGCCAGAATCCCATCGCGCTCAGCAAGCAGTTTTTCCGTCAGGCGACCGTCACGTCGCTCGGGCGGAATCGTCACCGTGAAGGGGATCATGTGCATGCGCCGCTTCATGGCTTCGTCGATGTTGCGAATAGCGGGCTTGTGGTTGCCAACAATGACTGGCTTGAACTGCGGGAAAAACTCGAAGAAATCCTGGCGCATGAAGCGTGCGGAGATCTTGTCGCCCCCCGTGATCGCCTTGACCTTGGACTCGTTCAGACGCCGGCCCTGCTCGGTCTCGATGGCGGTCACAAAGCGTGCCCCACGCAGCCCTGCCAGATCGGTGGGATGGCGATCACCACGCGTCTCGACGAAGGTGTCCATCGATGCGGTTGTGGCGTAGTCACCCAATATGGTGCTGATCACGTTGGCAAAGACGCTCTTGCCGTTGGCACCTGTCCCGTACAGAAAGAACAGCGCATGAGCACTGGTCACGCCAGTCAGGCAATAACCAACCATGCGTTGCAGGTAGGCCTGCAGGGCCTCATCACCCCCGGTCACATCCGACAAAAACGCTGCCCATTGCAGGCATTGCCCAGCGGGTGAGGCGCTCGTGATCTTGGTCATCCGGTCTGAGCGCTCATTGGCACGCTTGCGACCCGTCTTGAGGTCGACCACTCCCCCTGGTGTGTTGAGCAGCCAAGGATCGGCATCCCACTCTTCGGTGGTAGCCGCATGCCTGCGGTCAGCGCGTGCCAAACGCTCCACGCCACCGACGGTGCCTGCGCTGGCCAGCTTGGCGGCGACCTTGGGGTTATCAGCGCGCAAGGCGGCGTGGCGACAGACACTGCGAATCAAATCGGTCGCAGCCAGCGTGTCTTCGCTGCGCCACCGAGTACCGTCCCACACCAGCCACCGTCCCCAAGTTGCCACGTAGCGCCAGTCGCGGTGGTAGCGACGGGTGAAGGACAGCGCCAGCGCGTCCTCCGTACCCCACACCGACTCGTCACTGCTGACCGTTGGCTCTGCGTCATCCGTGATGTCGTGCATCTGCAAGCGCGGACCATGGCTAAGGAAGGTCGCGACATCAAATCCTTGCGCGATGGCATCAGCCGCGTCCCACCCTTCATCGGCTTCCTCCGGCGGATAGAGCACATGACAGGACTTTGCGCCGGCCGACAAAATAGCCTGAGCAGCCTGCGTGGCGTACTCCCAGCCCGGCTTGTCGCGGTCAGGCCAAATCAGCACGGCTTTGCCCGACAGCGGCGTCCAGTCGGTTTTCTCGACCGGGGCGTTTGCACCATGCATGGCCGTCGTGGCTGTGAAACCAGCAGCGATGAGCGCCTGCGCGCATTTCTCGCCCTCGACCAACACCACTTGCGCGGCGTTCTTCATCCCGGGCTGGTTGAACAGCGGCCGGGGATCGGGTGGGGCCATCTTGCGCCGCTTGGCGTCCCACGGGCGGAACTCTTTTTTGCGACCGGGCGGGTCGTAGCGATAGACCACTGCAATCAGGTAGCCATCGGCATCTAAGTAGTCCCACTTGGCTGTGGCCGGACCCAGTTCGTCCACCGGCGCGGTCTTTTTGCCCTTGCGGGCAGTGACCGTCGGCGCGTGTCCGAGCAGGTCGGCGGCATGCTGGAGCACCTGCGGGAAATCTTGCTGCACGTCTGCGCCGATGTTCGCGGCGATCAGATCAAAGATGTCCCCGCCATCGCCGGTGGCCCGGTCAGTCCACAAGCCTGCCTTGTCTCCGTCGAGCACGACCTCCAGGCTGTCGCCGGGGCTGCCCAGGACGTCTCCGATCAGGAACTTGCCTCTGCGGCGCTTGCCAGCCGGGAACAGGTTCTGCAAGACACCTTCAATGCGAGCCAGCAGATCATCGCGAACGCTTTCGCGAGTAGTGACGGCAGACGAGGTCTTGTCGGGGGGCGTTTCATTGAAATCAAGCATCCGATGCCCCCCCTTGCCGTTCGACCCAGTCGATCAACTCCTGAATCTTGAAGCGCACCAGCTTGCCAACACGGTAATGCGGCACTTGAAGTCGCTCACGCTCGTTGGGGTGCGTGAGCAAGTACAGCGGCAGATTGAGGCAATGCGACGCTTCGCGTGCATCGACCAATCGCTCACCCAATACGTCATTCATGGACGGGGGATTCATGCAGGGCTCCTCCAGCACCGGTCCTGCCATGGACACATCCGGCACTCGAAATGGGTGGATTCATGGAATGCACGAGGCAGCAGTTCCCCGGCATCGGTGGCGGTGATCACCTTGACGGCGCGATCGGACATGCGCTGCGCCAGCACCGCGTCGAAGGACACGAGTTCGGTGTAAATCTCCATGGTGTCGGCGTTGATCGCCGTGAAGAGCGCCGGGTGCTCGTGCAACTCCAGGTAAGCCTGATAGAGCACCACCTGGGCGTGGTAGATCGGCTTGGCAATCGCCAGCTTGTGCTTCTCCAGCTCGCGCCAGGATTTGTTGCCCAGGCACTTGCACTCCCAAAGCGCGGGGTACATAAAGCCCTCAGGCCCAGCAACGATGACACCGTCGACATGGCCCTTGAGCCGCCCGCCTGCTGCAGAGAAACCGAACTGCTCACCATCAGCCTTGCGGGTGCGCAGGTCAAACCCGGCCTCGCGCAGCCACATGACCATGCAGTCCTCCATCACGTGCCCGCGCTCGAAGATGCGCAGGATGCGTCCGGAGGTGTCCCGACCGGGGTCGACCGGGGCCTTGGCGAATTCGTACTGAAGTGCTCGCTCGCACGAGGCCCCCAGCCGGGATGCACCGAGGTACTGCCGGGGCGTTTGTTTGGCACGCTGTCGCTGCATGCCAGCGTCGAGTAACGCCTCAAACTGGCCAGAGACACTCGCCGAGGAGTTGAAGTCGATCATGACTTTCTCCCCTTCGCCGGTTGCGGGTGTGACGTTTTTGCCTTCGGTTCTTCCCAAGGCAAGTCGTCCTCGAGATCCGCGAACGGGTTGGCCAACGGATCTGGCGTCGGTGGCATGCCACGCACCGGCGGAAACTTGGCGTCTTGATGGTGCGCCGCCATGGCGTCCGTGTAGCAGGTGACGATCGCATCAATCACAAGCAGCGCTTCGGCCTCTGCGTAATCACCCAGCGGCTTGGCAAAGCCAATCTCGCCAGCCGCTTCGCCAAAAGCCTTCAGGCATTGGCGCATCGCAGCGCGTTCGACTTCAGAAGCATCGATCATCTCGACCTCCTGGTTGAACTTGTGCGCATGGACCCAGTTGCCGTACATGGAGTGGAACGCGTCCTGGCAGCGATGGGAACAAAACACCCAGTCGATGGGATAGCGCCGGGGGTTGCCGGTGCCATACCGGTTGTCGGTATGGCCGTACCCCCGGGCCT